TTCAGTCTTTGTCCCTCAAGGAGTATAGTTTCTCAGATTTTGAGAGTGTTGGGACTCTCATTGTAGATGAAGCCCATCACATATGTGCTAAAGTGTTTAGTCAGTCCCTCTTCAAAATGTGTCCACGGCATATTTATGGCCTTTCAGCAACACCAGAGAGGAAAGATGGTCTCACAAAGGTTCTTCATTGGTTTATGGGTCCCACCTTTTTTGCAGTTGAACGGAAAAATCAGGAACAGGTTGAAGTGTTCCCAGTCATCTTTGAGTCTCCAAACTATAGAAATCCACCCCCATCTATGCGAAATGGTAAGATTTCAATGCCCAACATGATTACAGAGCTCGTCGAGGACAGGAGCAGAAACGTAATGTTGGTGGAATTAGTTAAAAAAGCATCAGCAGGTACCCGACAACTCCTAGTACTCAGTGACCGCCGTCTTCATTGTGAATTTCTTCATCAATGTTTTCCCAAAACGTCTGGTCTATACATGGGGGGTATGAAAGAAGCGCAACTCCAAGAATCCTCAAAGAAGAAGATTATTTTTGCTACATTCAGTCAAGCCCACGAAGGTTTGGATATTCCTACCCTAGACACGGTTATTTTAGCTTCCCCAAAGTCTAATATCATACAGAGTATTGGTCGAATTATGAGAGAAACAAAGGGGAAGAAGAACAATCCCCATATTTATGATGTTCATGACCCATGGTCGGTCTTCACCGCTATGTATTATAAAAGGATGAAGGTGTACCGCCAAGGTGGTTTTAATATACACGGTAAAAACGTGGAAGAACCTAAGAGTGCCTTTCCTCAGGGAAAGTGTTTGTTTTTATAATCTGACCATCTATTAAATGTCTGGTGCATTAATACAATTGGTATCTAAAGGTGTACAAGACATATACCTTACCAGTGAAGAGGGTCATTCCTTTTTTCGTATGAAGTTCGCGAGACACACAAACTTTTCTCAGGCTCCAAAATTGATTAAATCCGTCACTAATACAGATAATTCGATTATCATTCCAGTTTTAGGTGATGTAATAAATGGTATTTGGTTTGAGAAAGTTGGTGTCGATGCTGTAAACATGTCTTCCAATCTTTTTTACAATTCCACTATTGAGCTTTATATAGGTGGTCAGAAGATAGATTCCCAACATTTTGATTATTACTCTGATATATGGCACAATTATATGGCTGACACATGGACGAAGACACTAGAATTGAATAACAAAGTTTCTAAATCCAATCCATCCTTTCTCCCACTTCACTTCTTCTTTTGTGATCACAAAGCATTCTTACCCCTTGTAGCTTTACAACATCATCAAGTTGAAATCAAGATCAATTTCGATGACACTTATTATAATGATTCAGTTCTAAATCTTACAGCTGCACAAAAAAGAATTAATGTATATGGCAACTATATTTACCTAGATAAAGAAGAACGAGAATCACTTGTGGGTCGAAGTCTCGACTTTGTTGTCACACAAACACAACAAATAGATCTTCCAATGGACACTGTGGCTGATAACGCTACAGGAGGTGGTGATAATACATTTGACATTTCATCGTTTAATCATCCTGTTAAATCCATTTTTTTTGGTTTTGGTGCATTAAGTGATGATTTTGCGAACGATCGTTTGACATTTATAAGCGGTGATATACAAATTAATGGAACCCCCATCCTTGAACACATGTCTCCAAATTATTTTCACACAGTACAAAACTATTACAAATCATCGTACGGTGCGAGTGATTTTGTCAGCGAAACCAATGTACTTTTCAATACAAGGTACTTCGTGTACCACTTCTGTTTAAATGCATCGGACTACAACCCCTCAGGTACATGCAACTTCAGTCGTATCGATAACGCTAAGCTTATATTAAGGGGTATAGAGAAGGGTAATCTTAGACCAAATAATCAGGAGTTAAGTATATTCGCAGTAAACTATAATGTTCTGAGAATCAAGGATGGATTAGCTGGAATTTTATTCGGCAATTAGAGTATAAATGGGTAGGACTGCTCGTTTCGATCAGGTTTTCGTAACCAGTCTAGACGCAGACCCAGTAGAGCAAGATGTACTCACAGATGTAAAAAGTATTATTACGAAAGAGATTGATGTTGAAGTTATTACAGCAGACAAAATAGCTATTTCTAACACCAACCCAACCAAGCAGATTTCAATTGGTTCAAATATTTTTGTGGAGGATACAGCAACGAATATAGTGCTTGACGTTACCAAGGGTATTCGTACCGAACGTCTTTACGTGAATGATAAGATTGGTATTGGGGCACCAAATGCCACAAATGAATTTCAGATTGGACCAAATAACGAATTTGTTATTGACCGTTCGAATGAACACCTTGTAACTCTACAAGGTAACGTTTCAGCTACGAATGTTCTGGTCTCGAACATTATAAACGTGGATGATACCCTTATTATCGATCGCGTTGGTTCAAATGTATTGAAGGTGGTGGGAAATACCTTTTCTACTAATATTTCTATCGGTAAACACTTAGTTGTTGGTACGGATAGTGCTTCAGTTGGTTCAAATGTAGCTGTTTTTCAACATGGTAATGTATTTGTTGACCAAGGTAACCTAACAATAAATGGTAATCTCCATGTAAATGGTAATACATTTATTTCTGAGGGTGCTACTTACCAAACACTTATCAACCTAGTTGTTGCAAATTGTATCATCCAGCAAGCAAGTACGAATAACAAAAATGCACCATTTGATAATGCGTTACTCATGACTGAGGGTAATGATGGGAGTGTATCGAACCTTGTATTTGGATATCAATTTTCAAATAACGAATACGTTCTTGGTCGAACCCAAATGGCCCCAGGTGAGACTCTAATTGTAATGGATCAATCAAACACTGTGAATATTCATGTGTATGGACAGTTTTACACCGAGGGAAATGTAGGTGTTGCCAATACAACAACGAATTATACTTTATCGGTGGGTTCGAATGTGTATATAGATGATACAGGTTCAAATGTCATATATTCTAGGGGTAATGTGTACACAGAGAGACTCATTGTAGGTTCCGGGGGTTTTAGTGCGGGTAATGGTCTACTCACGATGGTCCCAGGTGCTTTGAACCCTGTGGTTATTGCAAGTAATGTTCAGATGACTGCTATACGAACGGTTGGTACATTCCCTTCAGGTATATCGAACACTACACCCATACACGACCTCTCCATAGGTGCGAAGATATTCGCAAACTTGGTGTCAGCAAACACACTGACAATTTTAGGCAATACGGCTACAACTGAACTTGTCACAAACTGCATACATTCATACTCAAACATTGTAATACACGCCGATAAGTACGGTGGTTTAACAGGTACGTCAAACGCACTTGTTCTTAAATCCGGCTCGGCAGTCTCCAATGTAAGCTCAATCGAAATAATTGGAGCTAGTACTTCAAACACACACCAAATCATCAAAATGAAAACGAGAAACACTGAAAGAGTGAGGATTACCTCTGATGGTAGAATAGGTATATCGAATACCCATCCCACCGAAAGAATGACGGTGGCAGGGAATGTGCACACGATTGGGGGTGATGGTTTTATTTATGGTAATACCTGGGGGTCGGCGTCAAACACAAGTTCCCGCATGTATTCATCCCACTTGGTGGGTGAGAACAAGATTGAGAATATCGTCGCGGAGGGTAAGGGTCTCAATATTTACGCGAGTAAAACTGCTACAATGGGTACACCAAAGTTGACCATTTTGGAATCGAGTAATGTTGGTATCGGCACGGCTACACCAAAGGGGCGGTTGCACACTTCTGGTGGTACAGTGTTTATCAATAACGAAATCACCAACAATGGAACGTACAAACATCTGGGAACTCCACTCATTGTTTCTAATGCAACTGCGGTTTCATCAGATTTAACAGATTTCGCGAGGGTTTTGGAACTTTGTAGAGAGGGTGGAACCGCGAGTAGTGATGGTGTGAGAGCAACATTCAAAATGGGTAAACACACAGCGGTTTCAAGTGGTACAGCTAATTCACAGCTTGATTTATATTTAGCGAGTACAAATTACGAAACGGAGGTTGACGTGTTATCAATTCGAAGTGATGGTCGTATCGGTGTAGGCACTACAGTTCCAACCGCTCATTTAGAAATACACGGCACGGGTGCAGCCAATCCCCTAACAAATGGTTTGTTGGTACACAATTTCGATGGAGATTCGGGTGATGCTATCTTAGCGGCAAAAACTCGTATACTCGCGGGGAATGTATTCACCTCTTATATTCAAACGAACGCAGGAAGCAATCCTAGGGGTTGGTCTACCGGTGTAACCGGAACTGACTCAGATTTTAGAATTACACAAAATGTAGAAAATAACAAAGACCCTACAGCTGTAGGTCTATACATATCTGGTGATACTGGTAGAGTTGGTATAAATACAGATACACCCCGAGGTGCACTAGATGTTGCCGGTAATGTAGTCGTGGGTAATGAACTGTCGTTCGGTGGGCTCACTGGTGATGAGTTTGGCAACACGAGGTTTGTAGAAAGACGTTATAATGTGGATCAAACAAGAAATGAACTCATACTATTCAAGGGTAATGACGCCGCTGGCACATCAGGTCCCGATAGAATTCGACACATTGCCGCGGAACACATTTTTCAAACCTATACATCCTCTGGTCAATCTTTCGATGATATTTTAGACAATGCCGGAGATGGTACAGGTAATGTACCATTGTGTATCCCTGGTAGTGGTGTTGTTGTCATTGGTGGTAAACGTTCAACCGCAGATAATATTGGTGCAAACACAAAACTCGTAGTAAATGGTGATATCGAGTTCGGTGGTGGTGGTGCATTCAAATTGACTGGTTTGGCATTCATTACTACTGACCCAGGTTCAGGAGACTCTGTGAACAAAATTAGAAGTATTCTAGACGGAAGTGACCGTCGCGTACTTACGTTTGTCCATGAGGTTGATGATAATAACGATTCAGAATTCGCTCGTTTCGACAAACTTGGTAGACTTGGTATAGGTACCGAAACTGTAGATGCCAATGTACATATTTTCAATGGAAACACAACCGACCAAACACTCCTAAAACTTGAGAGCCCTCACCCAAGTTCGGGTACATTCACTAAAAAGTCAGGAATTCTTCTATACACCACTGAGAATTTCGGTGGTTATGTGAAGGGTTTCAGGGACTCAGCTACTTCACTTTCCGGTATCGTAATTGGTGGTACCAATAGCGGTACAGAAACGGATGGTGTCCATATTACACACGCGGGTAATATTGGTATAGGTACACTCAACCCACAGAAACAACTTCATGTCTATGATGGCATGGCTCGTATACAAAGTGCCTCGAGTAACGCGACTATTGAACTCACAACCACCGCTGGGAGTGCGAACATTTACGCGGATACCACGGGTAATGTATACATCAACCCATTGAGAACTGGTTTGAGAAACACAACCTTCCTCAACAGTAATGTACAGGTCATAGGTGATTTTTCTGTCGATGGTGCCCTAGATTTGGGTAATCAGGTAGGTATTGGGTTGGATGGTGCGACCGCGAATACTGTTCTCCACGTGAATGGTGGTATAATCACAAACTCTGACCAGGTTGCATCAAAGAAGTACAGTCATTCGAATGTAGTCGCGAGTGGTAGCGGGCAAGATATACAATTTGTGTTTAAACCAAATACATTTTATGCGAAAATCATAGCGGTATTACGTGAAACAAGTGATGTACGCAACACAAGTACGATGATTATCGATGTGTCTGGTGGTACACATGATGGATCCACGGGTTCTATGTACGATATAGCCTTAGGTGCCACAACCATAATGGGTGCTACAAACTCGTACCCATGGAGCCCCACTGTAACAGTTGGCACGAGAGGGATTAACATACAACCTACACAGAAGGATACCGGACGCAACTTTGCATATGATTTAACAGTTGAAGTCACCAGTGGAGTTGACGGTGGACTTTCTAGAATTACAAAACGAGCTCTAAATACAACTACAGCTCTTGACACCGCGAACGGTGGTCAAGATTTATTGGTTGGATTTTCATACTAAATTTACTACGAGGGAGGGTGGTACCCCGCGGTAGATTCAACATTTACGCCCTGATGGAATCAGAGATGGCTAGTGCAACTACGCCAACAATGAAAGCCATGATGACGTAATTTAATTCAGTTTCTTCACGGCCAACCTGTGCCTTTACAGGTTCGGCCTTCGCTTCAGTGACAACTTCTTGCTGTCGGACTGGAGGCTCGAGCTCCTCAAGCGGACAATACGCTATCATTTATATAAGTTTAGAGATTAATTTCTGTCTTCTTCTTTCGTCGAGTTCGCTTGGGTTTACCGGTACCAACATTCACCTCCTTGACCTCCCCCCCAGTGGAGTCCCCTGAGACGGACATAATATCAGAGAGGTCGTCATCCTCATCGACAGGTTGAGGCGCCGAAGGACCTTGACCCATTGAGGTGTTCATTGGTGGTGGGGGTGGCATGGAAATCCCACCCATGAGACTAGAGATGTCGAGTCCAGGACCCTGCATCTCGTATTGCCCCGTACCACCCACTGGTGCATCCACCGCTGGACCACCAGTATTACGTGTTGTATTCTGAACCGCCGCCATCATGTTCTTCACCAAGTCTGGGTTCTGCTTCATGACATCATTCATGTTAGGCATCACAGACTTGAACATACTGTTGGTCAGGTGGAACATCATCGCAGAACCACCAAGCATCATAATCAACTTGACTTCTGGTGCTACACTGACCTTTGAGCGATATTTCACATAAAGTTCCTCAAATACGCCATCATAGTCATCAACATTCTCCATCACAGACTCAGACCAACCTTCAAGTTGAACCTCGAATGGATTGTAGCGTTTATTCAAAAACTCAAGACCGGTCACACAGGCAACTAACATACGACGAGAGAAACGGACCGACTGTTCAACATCAATACTGTATGTAATCCTCTTCACCTCCGACCTTAGTTCATCAACACCCGAGTATGCATTCAGGCGCTTGTTAACCGCGAAACCCTTCTTTTCTAAACGTCCAAGTTTATTGACAAGGTCCGCCTTTTCCTCGTCAATTGATGTATACCCCTTGGAAGGTTGTTCTCCTTCACCACCTGGACCAGGTCCCATTGGTTCATCATCCTCAAACATCATTGGTTCATCCTCCCCATAATCAATTTCCTCATCCTGTTGAGGCTGAGCTGGAGCGCTCTGTTTATTGGGATTTACAAAAGCATCCATAGCCTCCTGAGCTTGAGAAGATTGGGTATGTCTCTGCATTGGCCTTGTGGGCCGAGGAACCGGGTTTGAACGAGGTGCAGAAATTTGAATTTCATCCATAAGAGCCTGTTCGTCAGCGTCTAATTTCATCACATTTGTTTGACCCCTGTCAAGTACGATTTCTTCGTCCATCTACTGTCTATGTAGAAACTAAGAAAATCTCTTTAACGCACTTTAAAAAAATCTAAGTCTATTATAAATGTTCAAACTTAACTTCAATCGTAGTGATCGAAATGCTCTCATGGCTATCGCCACATTGATGACCCTCATCTTTGTCCTGTCGATGATGTCCGTGAAAACCGCCAAGTACCAGCCCAGGCCAATTACTATTACACCCGTCAGTGAAGAATCTCTCTTTGACCTCAAGCCTGATATCGAGTGTGTTGCCGGTGGAGGCAAAAAGGACAGCCCTTACTCGGTTGGTCTCACTCCAGGTGGTCTCTGTGGTGCCCAGGCGCTTGTGAGTGCCCATGCTGGATATGAGATTGCGGATGGAATTGGTGGATCTTTAATCTAATCTAATAATAAATGGCTTTGATCACTTCACCAACGGAGATGATTCCAGACCTGAATTATGAATATCATACCATTACAGTTGATACAATTGGTCAAGATAGTTCTAACAATTTCACGTGTTTTTTGAGTCAGCCTCTAAAAAATGTTGTACAGGCTAGATTGCTAGCTGCGAGAATTCGTACAAAGACGGCTACTGAACACTGTTACATTTCGATTGATGAACTGAATTCTGTTTTTTCAGATCGTGCTTCCAATGTTTACGATGCTCAGGCACCCTTAGGTATGCTTCGAAACTCTTTTGCCAGTATTGCCCATGCAAATACCGTCGCCAGTGGTGCACAGACAATCTCGTTTAAAGATGAATACACAATTGCGACCCAATATGTAAACCCCATTCGTAGGATTGACCGTCTCACTTTTAATATTCGTAATCAAAGTGGTGTCCCTATTGTTCCTGCAACGGCTACAGATAGAAACAATTATTTCATTCTTCGTTTTGTCTGTAGAAAACCCAACCTGTAATTTTTCTCCCCTTAAATTAGTATTACCATGTCCGCAGGTGTTGTTCAATTGATTGCCGTAGGTGCCCAGGATAAATATATCATGGGCAACCCCGAAATATCTTTCTTCAGTTCAACATTCAAAAGGCATGCTAATTTTTCACAGTCCATTGAAAAACAAACCATCCATGGAGCGGTGAAAAACAATTCTATGTCCAGTATTCAGTTCGAGAGATCGGGTGATCTTCTCAGTTATGTGTATTTTACACTCGATGATACCAACCAGGCCCTCGATATTCAACGATGGGACACCATTATCGACAAAGTAGAACTTCTTATAGGTGGTTCCGTTATTGACACTCAAGATGCAATCTTCACAGAGAAGATTGCTATCGATACATTTGCTCAAAATGTATCAAAGAGTTCTAGTGGTACACACCCAGGTATAAGTGCTCGTTCTTTCTTCTACCCCCTTCGTTTCTTCTTTTGTGAAGGACCACAGTGTGCTATACCCCTTGTAGCCCTAAACTATCACAATGTTGAACTTAGGATCCATTGGGCTACAGCAGCTACAAACTATAACGTAGAGTGTTATGCAAATTACTTCTATTTGGACAACGAAGAGCGTGGTCAGGTTGCATCTAGAAAACATGATCTTCTCATCACCCAGGTTCAGAAAAATGTTCCATCAAATGCTCTCATTCAAGAACTCACATTTAACCACCCTGTTAAATATCTTGCTTCATCCGATACAACGACAGATGGTGCACTCACATCCCCCACGAATAAGATTAAGTTAAACATTAACGGTCTCGATGTAGGCAACTATAGATGGGGTAGACCACATTTTATAGACGTCACGAGTTATTATCACACAAACTTCGTAACTTCCCCTGATTTCTTTCTCTATTGCTTCTGCCTCTCAACAAGTTCTCTCCAACCCACAGGAACACTCAACTTCAGTCGCCTTGCTTCGGCAACTATCATGAGTGAGTCTATGAATATCAATGACCCGATCTATGCAGTAAACTACAACATACTTCGTATCGAAAATGGAATGGCTGGTCTACTTTATGCAAATTAAAATACAACACTATAATAAATGGTCAAGACCTTGCCGACCATTGAAAGGTCAACTAAAATTAGGTTTGGTAAACATGTTCAAGAAGACCAGGGTGAAAATA